GTGAAATACACCACGCCTTTCACCCTTCTGGCCCTTGGCCTGGCCCTGAGCGGCTGCTCCAGCAGTAGCAGCAGCTACACCCCCAAGACCTCGAACCTGGACTGGGAAACCCCCGGCATGCAGCTCGGCGGCGACCGCGGCCTGCCCCTGCGAGTGGACGACCGCTGCCGCAAGCGCGGTTGCGACAACCACAAGCTGTTTTTCAACCCCGCAGAGCCTGAACCGAGCGTCAACACCATCCACCGCGGCTGGTAGGATTTTCTCCTTTGAGGGCGGCGACTTAGGCGATTTCGCGTTGAATGCAAGGAAGTGGTTTACAGCAGCCAACCGATCGCTATAATGACGCCCCTGTGCCGGTATAGCTCAGATGGTAGAGCAACTGACTTGTAATCAGTAGGTCCCGGGTTCGATTCCTGGTGCCGGCACCACCTTAGAAGCCCCGCAATGCGGGGCTTTCGTCATTCTGGGGGTGGACAAGCGTCTACTGCGGACACTTCCAACGTCCACAATGTGTCCACACTGCCGCTACCCCCCCCACCATGATTTCCTGTCCAGAGTCATAGAGTTACCAACCTCCAAAGCTGCCGAAAGCACTTCGGCTGCCGATTCAAAGTGTTGGGCATCACGGGTCCCATTAAACAGGACCCCCCCCTCCGTTACGTCAGACCGCAAGCTATCAATCAATTGATAGAAGCGGACCACCTGCGCAGCTTCAATACTGCTCAAGGAGCCCAATCGCTTGGCGTTCTCTTGGTAGATTCGGTTGTAATGCTCTGGAAGGTTGATCTGGAAGGTCAGAGGCAAATTCAGTGGACGCGGCTGTTTCAGGGTCTTTGCTTCGGTTCTCAGCTTGTCCAGATAAGCCCTTCGCTCGAACAATTCGACAAGAGCCAGTACCTCAGCAATGATCGCCGCCCGGACGCTCCGACTCTCAGCCTTGGATTGCCGAGCAGCAGTTAAATAGGTGCCGCCAATACCTGCAAAGGCGGTTATCAGGGCCACACCCAGCGTGCTCCAGTCAGTCGTCTTGTTTGGCACGGCAGGGGCTGCCGGGGCGGCCAAATTCCAAACGACTACATACCAATCCAACGTTTCACCCATTACCTACTTCCTTGGTTCCGAGACTTGTTAGGGGGTTGAGTGTCACCACCTCAGCTAGATGTCCAGGACTGAAATGGGCGTAGCGCATTGTCATCGTCAGCGATGAATGTCCCAGAACTCGCTGCAGCGTGAGGATGTCTCCCCCGTTGGCCATGTAGTGGCTGGCAAAGGTGTGACGCAGTACATGGGTCATCTGCCCATCTGGTAGATCGAGGCTGACGACCTCGACGGCCTCCCCAAACTTCTTGTAACAATCGCCGAACGGCAAGCTGGCCTTCACCAGCTCCTGCAACTCATTGCTGATCGGCACAGCGCGGCTCTTGGAGTTCTTCGTCCGGTGGTAGTGGATCCGGCGATCCTTCACTTGGCGCGCTGTCAGGCTTTCGGCCTCAGACCAGCGCGCACCGGTGGCCAGACATATACGGGCAACGACCCCGGCACTGGCTGAGATCTTGTCCAGGGCATTGAGCAATGGCTGGATCTGATCCCTCTCCAAGTAAGCCATTTCCGGCTCGTCGAACTTCAGCCGCCGTACCTTTGCCAGCGGATTCTCTCCCTTCCACTCGCCCAAGCGATCCAGCTCGTTGAACACGGCGCTCAGGTAGGCCAGTTCATGATTCAGCGTATTCGCGCTGACGGGCTTGGCCTTCTGTCCCTTCTTCATGCCGTTGCCCGGCGTGCTCCGGCCATGGTCGCCGGCCAGGCGCTCGGCCCGGTACTGGGTGAAGTTGGCGGCGGTAAAGTCCGTGGCTCGTGGATCGCCCATCCTTTCGACCATGGCCTGCAGGGCGCGCTGACGCTCTTCCCCGCGCTTGAGCGTCTGACCGTGCAACTTGAACCAGAGCTCCACCAGCTCGCTCAAGCGGCGGTCATCGCGCTTGGGCTTCTTCTCGAACTCTCCTCGAGCACCATCCCCCATCAGCAGCCGCTCGGCATGCATCGCCTCATTTTTTGACTTCAGTTTGCGGCGCACTCGAGGTCCGTCCCGGCCTTCGGGCCTGCAGTCTACGAGCCACTCGCCTGAGTCCAGTTTCTTGATGGACATGGGTCAGACCGGGCTCACCTGGCCGCATTGGGGAGCCACATCGCCAGTCATCAGCCAGAGCGTGTACTTCTTGAAACGCTCGTGATTCGTGATCTTAAGCAACGCTACCGAACTCACCTCGGTGCGCAGAGCCAGCTCGTATTTCTTGTAGCTGCTCAGGCTCAGTCCAGTCTCCTCGCAAAGCTCGGACTGGGTCAGACCTTCCTTGATCCGGATCGCCTTCAGCTTCTCAGCTAGCCCCATTCTGCATCTCCCTCTTGACATGGTTCCGTATGGGTACTTAGTCTAGGTTCCATATGGGTACTTTTAGCCCAAATATCCCTAAATATATGGAGCAGAGGTTAACAGAATGCAGATTGCTATCGACACGCCGTACGTGACCATCGCTGAGTTCGTAAAGCGCTCCGGGCAGTCCAAGAGCGCTGTAGAGAACGAGATCAAGCTAGGCCACTACCTGACTCGACCGAAGGAGAGTGGGTCGAAAGGTGCAGTACTCATCAACATGGTTCATATGGCACTGGAAGCCGCAGAGCAGGCGCAGCGCGTTCGTTCGGCGGCAAATCACTAAGGGCCCCGAAATGACTGCACGCATGACTCCAGAGCATTTCGACCGCATCTACCTCGAGGACGTTATCCCCGCCCTCGAGCATGATCCGGAGCTGGGCTTTCAGGCCAAGGACGAGACGAAGGAATACCTGAACAAGGGCGTGTGCCCGAGTTGCGGTAAACGCTCTGTGTTCGTCAAGAAAGAGAAGCCGTATCAGCTCAAGTGCAACAGGCTGAACAACTGCGGATATGAGGAGCGGACACGCGATCGCTATCAGCACCTGTTCGAGAACCTCAGCGAGCGCTTCCCCTCGACGCCGGACAACCCCACCGCCACTGCCGATGCCTATCTGAGCCGTGCCCGCGGCTTCGACATCAGCAAGATGAAAGACTGGTACACCCAGGGCCGTCGGCAAATGAAGCCGTCCGGCGTATGGGCAGACACCGTCCGTTTCCCGCTCTGCGACGGCTACTGGGAACGCATCATTGATGCGCGGGCCATTGCTGGCAACGAGGACCAGAAGGCCGGCATCAAGTCCGGCATGCGCTACACAAACTCTGGTTGGGTACCACCAGGCCAGACGATCGAGAAGCACGACCGGGTTTACATCGTCGAAGGGATCTTCCATGCGATCGCGCTCCACCTGGCCGGCTTCAAGGCGATCGCCGCTATCAGCTGCGTGAACTTCCCCTGGGACATCATCGAGGCAAACGAGGGCAAGTTTGTTACCTGGGTGATCGCCCTGGACGACGACAAGGCAGGTCGTACCTACATCCCTAAGTACCTCAAGCAACTGCGCTCGAAGAAAGAGATTGGCTGGGTCGCGCTGGCCGGCAAACTCGACTGGGACGATGTCTATCGAGACGGAAAGCTTGACCACGTATTCATCGAGGACGCGTGCTATCGAGGCCGTCTGTTCACTGCTGAAAGTGCACGCAAGCTCGCTTACCTGGTGTACCTGCGCAAGCCTGCAGGCTTCTACCTGGTCGAGTTCAACAACCAGTTGTTTTCGGTGCGAGTGAACCAGGCCGAGCTGACCAAAGCCCTGGACGATCAGAAGTTGGAAGGCAACCGCGATATCTTCTACGGGGCATCGCGAGTGGAACAGGTATCCAACTGCGTGCCGGATCTCGACTACCTGGAGAAGGATGTCATCACCGGCGAACAGCGCTACCACTTCAGTTTTGCTTTCCCTGACAAGACCCGAAATTGCCAGGCCGCCCTGTCCTCGGGATCGATCGCAGATCCTCGAGGTTTCGTGAAGGGCATGCTGGACTTCACGCCTGGAGGCAACTTCGAAGGCGGCGCCAGGGAACTGGCCTGGCTCAAAGCCAAGTGGCTGAACGACGAATATCGCCCTGTCCGGACCGTGCGCAGCCTTCCCTTCCTTGGGTACGACGAAGACACCGGCACGTACTGTTTTCCCGACTTCGGGTTTCAGGGCGGTCGCGAGCTGCAGGTGAACAGTCACGGCTTCATCGAAGTGAAGGGCCGGGGAATCAAGACTGCGCTGGCCACCGTCAAGTTCGAACGCGGCGAAGAGTTCGATCCATCCTGGTTCCGCGACTTCGTGGATGTCACCGGGATGAATGGGCTCAGTGCGCTGGCCTGGTGGACCGCCTCCCTGTTCGTGCAGCAGATCGCCAGCCAGCAGGCGTCGTTCGGCTTCCTGGAACTGAGCGGCGAACCTGGCTCTGGCAAATCCATGCTGCTGCGCTTTCTATGGCGTCTGCTGGGGCGGGAGAACACCGAGGGCATCAAACCAAGCGGATCGGGTGCGAGTGCCGTGGGCCTGCTCCGTTCATTCGCCGAGGTCAGCAATCTGCCGCTCGTGCTGATTGAATCCGATCGGACGTATATCGATGCCCAGGGCCGCACCGTAACGATCCAGTTCACCTGGGACGACGTGAAACCGATGTTCGACTATCACGCTCAGTTGCGCGTGACGGGTGCAAAGACGACCGGCAACGAGAAACGGGTAGACCTTTGGCGCGGCGCGCTGGCCATCGCTCAGAACGCAAGCGTCACCGGTGACGAGGCGACACTGTCGCGGATCGTGCACTTCCACTTCACGAAGGACGGCCACAGCCTGGCACTCAAGCCAAAAGCCGATCGCCTCAAGGCAATGCGGGCAACACAGCTTGGCGGCTACCTGCGCCGCTGCTTGTCCAACGAAAAGGTCTGGCTGGATCGGTACTTCGAAGCCTTCCCACGTTATGAGCGCAAGCTGATGGAAAACCCGGCCATCAGTGAAATGCGGATCTACCAGTCCCATGCCCAGGTATTGGCAGCGGCGTACGCCACACAAATGTTCTTCCCCGATTGGAGCAGCCACGACCTGGACCAGCTTGCCGCCCATGTCGAGTCCCGTGCGATCGACCGTCAACAACGGTGCAAGTCAGAAGACCCAACGGCAGCGAAGTTCTGGCAGATCTACCACTACCTCAACGAGGACGTGGTGACCACCATCGATAGTGACGGCGAGCGCGACGAGATCCGGGAGACGCTGAACCACAGCATCGACAAAGAGCTGATCGCCATCAACATCGAGCACTTCCAGCAGCGCTGCAGGATGGCAGGCCAGGAGGTCATTCCCGACGTCCAGTTGCGCCGCGCCCTTTACAGCAGCACCACACACAAGTTCATCGAGATTCGCAAAGCCCGTTCCCGCATCGAGAAACGGTCCCTGAACCTTTGGTTCTTCAGCAAACGTGGAGGGGCTTAAAACGTATGGGGTCAACCTGGGCAGGGGTGATCCATGGGGGATAGGCGATTTGTGCGGAGTCCCCTGTTTTATCCGGAATATCCAGAACATTAGTAAATAGATAAGAGAAACATCAATAAATACAGGTAGTTGAAGGCGCCCAGCGTGTTCCGGTAGCACCAGAACTTACCAGAACAGACCAGAACAAATTCCGTTCCGTCATGTTCCGGCAATGTTCCGGCCAGCACTTTTCACCGGAACATGGCTGCAGGCCAGTAACGACGCGGCCTGCAGCGTTTTCCGCGAAACCACCTGTTCCGGAATGTTCCGGTACCACCGGAACAACTGAAAGCAGCGCTAAGCCCCGTAAATCAAGGGCTCTAGAAATCGGCACCATCAATGTTCCGGATGTTCCGGACGGAACGCGGGACCACACAAATTCTTTTCAACAACAACGCAAGGAGAACCAACGATGCATGTAGGACAAAACGAGTCTCGGAACATCGCCAGTGCACTTTCCGCAATCCATGCCTACCAGCAGCAACAGCCAGCGATCGCCCTTGCTGGCACCCAAGCACTTTACCGCCTGGTGCCGATCGCCCTGCGCAACAGCAACCAGAGCCGCGTCCTGGGGCGTTTCCTGCTCGGGGTCTACAACGGCGAGGACTTCCCCTTTGAGCTCAGTGCATTGCGCAGCTTGGACCTGGCTCTGTTCGAGGACTGTTTGAAGGTGCTGATGATGGACTACACCCCCGACCTCGAGGTGCACGAACGCATCCAGGGCGGCAGCCAGATCTGGCAGCAGCTCATTGAGAAATGGGCACCGGAGTCTTTGGAATGAACGTGACGTACACCGTAGACGGCCAGGCCGGCGAATTACCGATGCCGGGGCCGTACCTGCTGGTAGCTAAGCCCGAAGACCTGGCGGAACTGGTGGCGAGCATCCACTGGCGCGCACAACCCATCCCGCCGCCGTGCTGCACGGTTCACTTGAAAAGTGTGGATGGTTTGGACCTGGGAGAGTTTGAAGTCAGGAGCGTGGTACGCCCGATATTTACCGCCAAGGCAGTAAGCCAGGGCTGAAAGAGACGGTGCCAAGGAGTTGCACCTCCCTGGCACCAACCACCGAAACAAGGAGAAGAACATGCGAGTACCAACCCCAAGCGGCAGCGGTTCGAAGGCTACCACATCGCCGCGTCACCTGCAGGCCGTCGCTACGGTCGGCGGTGCGCTGATCGGGTTCCTGGTCATGAAGACACCCGCAGCCCGCGAACAGCTTGAAAGCGTGGCATCAGCCGCATGCCAGCAAGGCGACTTGTCTGCACAGGATGCCGCGATGGTGCGCCAGCTGCTGGCCACTCACCCCCGTACGATTATGAACTGAAGGACAGGACACCATGCTCAAACCCGTTATCAATTCGCGCAACGCACCCAAGTTCGTCATCCGCCTGCCTGATGGCATGCGTGACCAGATCGGGGAGGTAGCTCGCAACAACAAACGGAGCATGAACTCCGAGATCATTAGCCGCCTGGAACGATCCCTGGCAGCCGACAACCTGGATACCGTGCTACCGGACGCACTTGTCGTCTATCTGCCCAACCTACTGCTTGCTGAGATCGACGGCCAGGCCAGGTTGAACGAGCGGTCCACGAACGCCGAAGTAACCTACAGGCTCAAGCGATCGGTCACCATGGAGCAACTGTGCGACGAACAGGCGAGGATGATCGGGATCCTGCAACGGCGCCTTGAGGAGCTGGAACACCAGCTGCAGACGAAGGAGGCCGCGTGATGTTGATCGACGGCAAGCTGGTGGCGGTCACAGACATCGAGATCGAGGAGGCGCGCCGCCAGTTGGCGCTACCTACAGACTTTCTCCTGGTGCAGGCAACCCAGCAGCTTTATCACAATCCTGGTAACGGCATGATCGTGATAACAATGCCCGCTGATATGTTCGTCGTAGGATTTGAGAACAGATCGGGCGAGTTGAAATTTGGTGTAGTACAAATCAATTCCTTGAAACATAAAGTTGAACGCAATTGATTTGACTTTGGTTAACAAATAAAAATGGGCGCCTAGTGCGCCCATTCTGTTGGTTTCATGCAAAGTTATCCACAGTCCTATTCTGTCGCGACTATCAAGACACTAATCTCACAGCGAATTTAGGAACTCAATACTTATAAAATTCTTGACTGCCAACAAATTGGCAAACAAAATATTGGCTATGTGCCATTAAGAAAAACGGAGTTCATACATGACACACCCAGCGCCATGCCTCAATCAGCTCGCAGACGACATCGAAAGCCATGGCAATATGCTTGCCCTGTTGACTTCAATGAGCGATGCGGACTTATCTACACGAGGACGCATTGGACTGATTCAACTGTCGTCAAGTGTGATAAAGGATTTCGAAGATATCGAAAGACGATTTAAGACCTACCGGGCGTCACTGAACCCAAGCTGCTGAAACAGCTCGTCCCTCTTGGACTTGCTCATTCCTACGAGACGGTCGAATACAAAGCGATCCATCATTTGCTCAGACGGTCGGAGAGTATGCGAGAAGGTTAAGTGCGATACCCATCGGTGCCCACAATCTAGACAATCGCAGTAGAGGCTAACAAATTCGTTAGAGATATCATTCCTGGACGATATCCGGCCTTTGCCACCGCACTCCTTGCAATAAACTCGCATACTCACCCCGGTTCCAGTTCTGGCGCTATTTTGCCACAAAAGCAGTACCGCTAGCTGTTCTATGTGGCGCTACGATTGAGCGCGATCTGCTGCTCTCCAACCAATGCGCCTATCCTCTCGCAGCACTTCATTGACTTGATCGAACAACTGGCAGATCGGCCTGATCTCGTTGCTGGTATAAACTCTGTCGATCTTCTCAATGTCCCCGAACCCACCAGTGGTTTCTGGAATGATTCCGGCCAATGCGGGATTCATCCGCCAGGCTGCGATGATATCGTTCCTGGTGATGTTCTTGACCTTCTCCAGTTCGTCCTTCGCCTGGAAGTCCCCCACGGGAATAATCTTGATCGCGTTTTCCGCCCCGCCAGGTATGTTCACAAACATCGACCGGAAGTTGCCCACCCCTTTACTTGCGCTGATTTGCGCTTGGAGTTTTTCCTCATCCTCCTCGGATAGGTTGGGGTCGTTGGTGTAGAAGATGTAGCCCGCGTGCGCTCCATTGCTGTAGTAGCGCCGGCGGAACAGCGTCGCCGCTTCGTTGAGCAGCAGCGCCTGCAGGCCGCCCAGGTAGTCCGGGATGCCATAAATATTCTGCTCAACGTCATAGTCCTTGATGTGGACGATCTCGTCCTGGTCGTACTCCTCCTCCTGCCCGTTCTGCAGCAGCATGACGAAGCCACCATCCACTTTCACGCGCATGTTGATCGCCGGCAGGTGCTCGAGCTCCAGGACATGGCCCAGGAAGTTCTCGTGCGCCAGGAAGTACGCCTCCCCGAACACCATGTAGTCCAGGGCTGCACAGCTCATCGTCTGAGCGCTGCAGCCTTCTGAGGGGATGAACTCACGCAGCAGCAGATTGCGCTTGAACTTCGGGATGGCGCCGTGGTGCGCGTTTGCGCGCAGTAGCTTGGCCAGGCCCACGCGGGACACCGGCGGTTTGTACAGGCGCCCGTCGTCGGTGGGAAAGATGCCCAGGTACTCGCCGATATTGGCCGTCAGCACCTGCTCTGGCTCCCCGAACGTGAACACGCGTGTGGGCTGTTGCGCCGGCGCTTGCGGGGCTTGAGGTTTTCTCTGTCGTTTGGGCATAGCTTCCGCTCGTGAGGTAGCGGCTCTTGCGCCGCTTGTTGGTGTTCAAGGGTTCGTTGTGAAGGGCATGCATCACAGCCCAGGCGATGTCGGCGTGTCCGGTGGCCTCGGTCCTCGAGGCGCTGAATGTGATCTGGCCACCGCCAGTGGTGCCCCGCTTGATGGTCAGGAAGGCCTGGGCGATCTCGGTCCAGCCAGCGTCCCACGCGATCCGGCCAGCGCGGATCACGTCCTGGGCTTTGAGCACCAGGGTGGTCTTCGTTTCCAAGCTGTAGTGGATGCGCTGGGCGCGCGGGTAGAAGTCGCACACCAGGTCGTAAACACCGATCCCGACACCGGTCGTGTCGATGCCGATGTGCTGGACGTTGAAGCGCTCGGTCAGCAGCTTGACCTGGGCTGCCTGGTAGGTGAACGACTGTCCCCGCCAGCTGTACTTTTCCAGGATGCGGAATCTTCCACCTGGCTCTGCCGGCGGCGCGACCACAACACAGGTCGCGTCGTCACGGGTTCGGCTTGGGTCATACCCCAGCCACACAGGGGCATCGCCGAACGGACGGTCTTCGCCTGGCTTGTAGTCGTCCCACAACTCCAGGTCGGAATAGCTGCGCTCCAGGTCGGCCAGCGCGAACGCTGACTGAGTGCTGTCAATGAACTTGCACATGAACAGTTGCTCGAAGCGCTCTTCGTCGTTCTCCAGCCGTAGCCGGTCGATGTCGAACAGGTTGCAACCGCCGGCAATGGCGTCTTCCAGGGTGATGATCTTGCGCCACTGTCCATCCGGACAGAGCGTGCCGGCGTGGATCTCCGCATCGCTGGGCCACGCGCCGGCCTTCTTGGCCCGCTTGCTGTTGCGGAAGCCCTCGCCCGTCCAGAACGGGTAAGCCTCATGGGAAACAGCGCTGGGCGTAGAAAAGTAGGTCTGTCGCCATTTCGCATGGGAGGCCATACCGCTGGCTACGGTCTGGATCTTGTCGAAACGCGGGATCCAGAAGATCTCATCCACGTACAGGTGGCCGTGATAACTCTGGGCCGTGTTGGCATTGGTAGACAGGAAGCGCAGCTCTGCCCAGGGCTTGCCGTCCTTGCTGAGCTTGATGGGGTTGCCGGTCAACTCGATGTCGAACCACTTGCTGGCAAATTCCACGATGTAGCTACGGAACACCTCAGACTGGGCACGGCTGGCCGACAGGAAAATCTGGTTGTCCCCCGTCAACACCGCGTCCATGAACGCCTCGGCGGCGAAGTAGTAGGTCAGGCCGATCTGGCGAGACTTGAGGATGTGGCGGATGCGCGCCGTCAGCGGGTTCTTCTTGGCCTCGAACAGCTCCAGCTGGTAGTTGAACATCCTTGAGGTGAACTTCTCCAGGAAGTCCACTTCGGTCAGCTGACTGATGTCGTTCTTTGCCTTTTTTTCCCGCTTCTTGCCGGCACGCTCCCGGCGCTCCTGGTGCGGCTCTTGATCGTGGTCCTGGCGCTTTCGCGGGGATTCACTGTCCGCCGACGCCGGCGGGCGGCTCGATTGCTTCAACAGCTTGTCGCGGATCGAAGTCAGCCGGTCCAGCTCGTCCAGTTCGGACTTGCTCAACGTGTCCTGCTTTTCCAGGATCAGGGTGATACGCCTGCTGACAGCGGTCACAGGCTCCTCATCGGTCAGCATGTCATCCCAGCCGCCCTGGCGGATCCAGTAATAGATGATCCGTACGTTGGGCAGCTTGAGCTGAGCCTGGATTTCCTTCACCGATGCGCGGCGTAGGTAGAGGCGTTTGGCGGCCTCTTTGACTTCGATGGAGTAGTTCATGGGCCGCAGTCTATGCGGCGAAAACCCTGAAAACGCGGCATAAAACTGCAGGAAATTCCTAGATCCTCGAAATAGGAATTTCCTGCAGTGAAAGCGTTTGGCCGGTGTTGATCGGCTCCCTATCTTGGCGCTCATCGACCACCACCGAGCGCTTCAACCGATGCCCAGATCCCTTGTCTCCTACTGGAAACGCGTAGCTGTCAGCGGCCCGACCGCCGACAACCGCGAGATCACTATCCAGGAGCTGGTCGATTGCGCCGAGACCTACAAGCTGTCGGTCTACACCGCAGTGATCTGGAGCGAGCACGAGCGCTGGCCTGGCTCCCACGGCACCGTATTTGCCGTGCGCCTGGTGACCGAAAACGACGATCCCGAGCTGCAGCCCGGCCAGGTCGCTCTCGAAGCCCAACTCAAGCCCAACGACAAGCTGCTGCACCTGAATGACCAGGGCGAGAAGCTGTTCACCAGCGTGGAGATCACGCCCAACTTCGCAAACTCGGGTCGGTACTACCTGACCGGCCTGGCAGTGACCGACTCGCCGGCCAGCCTGGGGACCCAGGAGCTGTACTTCTCCAAGCGTGCTAGCAAGGGCAAGCGCTACTCGAAAACTTCCTACTACTGCTCCGCCGTAGAGCTGGGTTCCCTTCGCGAAGGGAGCGAGCAGCCGGGCGAGCTGCGCCGCTTTTTCAATGCCCTGACCGGCCTTTGCAAGCGCTTCGCCGACACCACTTCCGACACCAACTCACCCGACGAGACCAAACCGATGGATGAAGCAACAGCCAAGGCGCTCAAGGCGCTGTATGACCAATTCGTGATCCTGCTGGCCGGCCTGCAGGCCGTACTGGAGCCCGTGGTGGAAGAGGTAGACACCAGCGAGAACCAGGAAGCCGTCGAAGCCGTGGGCGCCGCCGTCCAGGACGTGGTCGATGAGGCCGACGAAAACCGCGAGTTCAACCGCAAGGGCGGCAAAGGCGCCAAGGACGGCAAGGGCAAGGACGAGGTCAAGGAACTGAGCGCCCGCGTCGAGGAGCTGACCGAGACCATGACCAAGATGTTCAACAGCACCCAGAACCGTCGCCAGGTCAAGCGCAACACCGGCCCGGCTGACAAGAAGCGCGGCGGGGGCCTGCGCTGATGGGCGCCCTGTCGCAACGCGCTGCAGCGGTCTATCTGCAGCTCCAGGACGACCTGGCCGAGGCGTACAGCATCGATGACGCCACCCGCACCTTCGCCGTGGAACCGACCCACGCCCAGGAACTGAACGAGCAGATCACCGAGCGCGTGGACTTCCTGTCCCGCATCAACGTCGTGCCGGTCAGCGAGATCAAGGGCGAGAAGGTGCTGCTGGGCCTGAGCGGCCCGGCCAGCAGCCGGACCGACACCGACAAGCACGACCGCGAGCCGCGCCACCTGCTCGACCTGAAGAACAACCTGTACGAGCTGTTCCACACCGAAACCGATGTGGCCCTGAAGTTCGCCACCATCGACGCCTGGGCGAAGTTCCCCGAGTTCGCACAGAAGTACCTGGCAGCGGTGCAGAAGCGCATCGCGCTGGACCGCATCCTCATCGGCTGGCACGGCACCCACGCGGCGCAGCAGACCGACATGGACAAATTCCCCATGCTGCAGGACATGAACAAGGGCTGGCTACAGATCGCCCGCGAGCAGATCCCGGAGCAGGTGCTGAAAGCTGCAGACCCGGCGCAAAAGATCAAGATCGGCAAAGGTGGCAATTACCAGAACCTCGACGAAGCCGTCCACGACGTGACCCAGATGATCGATCCGGTGTTCCGCGACGAGGGCGACCTGGTGGCCATCATCGGTTCGGATCTCATGGCGCACGACAAGGGCAGGCTGTACGCGGCTCAAGGCCAGACCCCGACCGAGAAAGAGCGCATCGAGGGCGCGCAGGTCATCGCCACCTATGGCGGTAAGCCGTCGTTCGTGATCCCGTTCTTCCCGCCGAAGGGGATCGCGGTCACCTCCTGGGACAACCTGTCGATCTACTTCCAGGACAGCAGCTGGCGTCGTCACCTGCTCGAGAACCCGAAGCGCTCCCGCGTCGAAGACTACAACGGGCGTAACGAGGGCTACGTGATCGAGCAGCTGGGCAAGTTCGCCTACCTGGAATCCGATTCGGTGGAGCTGGTATGAGCCTCGCCCTGGAGCACAAGCGCCGCTTGCTCGCCCAGGGCACCGCTGCAGCAGCCCAGGTGGCCGCTGCAGCTGCCCTGCCGTACTCACCTGGTGAAGCCCTCAGCAGCCCGGCCAATGCCAAAAAGCACCTGGCGCTGATGGTAGTCGGCCTGGACGAGGACCTGGCGCGCCTGAGCGCAATCAAAGGCCTGGCCACCCGCCAGGACCTCAAGCGCAACGAGCTGCTGCCCAAGTACCAGGAGTACGTCCAGCGCTACGTCGAGTCCGGCTTGGTCTATCCGAACCGCGTCCTTGTGCAGGTCGTGATCTGGCTGTTCGACACCGTCCAGTTCGAGGACGCGCTGGAGCTGGCAGACATCGCGATCGCCCAGGGCCAGGAAATGCCCGAGCGCTTCAATCGCCGCGATATCCAGACGTTTGTCGCTGATGCGATCTGCGAATGGGCCTATGACGAGTACAAGGCAGGCCGCAGCCCCGAGCCGTACTTGTCCGACCTGCTGCCGCGTGTAGACGGCGAATGGCGACTGCCGGAGCAGATCCCGGCCAAGTACCACAAGCTCATCGGCATTCGTGCCGTGGAAGCGAAGGACTGGGCCAAGGCCATCACGCACCTGGAGCGCGCCACCCAGCTGTATCCGAAGGTCGGCGTAGACACCCGGCTCGAGAACGCCCGCAAGGCCCTGCGTAAAGAGCAGGCCAAAGCGGCAGAGCCGGCGGCTACCACCGCATAACGACTACCCCCCCAGCGGGAACCCGTGAAACGAGACGACCACTTGTGGCCCCGCCCCGTGGCAACGGTGTTTCCCGCCCTTTTCGAGTGACCAGCAATGAGCTTTTCAGGCAAACCCGCCACGGTTGTGGAACAGACCATCGAGAACAACGGCTTTTGGCCGGACCTCTCGCTGGCTGAATTCCAGAAGGCTTACCGCCTGCCGGGCGAGTACCTGAGCGAGGTGCTGGTCACTCAACTTGAACTGGCCATGGCTGAGGTGAACCAGGATCTGCGAAAGCTGGCGAACAGCTGGAAGAGCCTGGGCATCACCGAGGTGGCCACCGCTGACCCGCTGCTCCTCGAGGAGCGCGCATTCAAGGTGAAGCTGTACAAGCGCGCCGTGTACTGCCGGGCCAAGGCCACCGCCCTGACCGACTATGCAACCGTCACCCGGCGCGAAGTCGCCGAGAACACCGGCAAGGAAGCACCCGAGCGGGCCGACCAGTACCTGGCGTTCAGTCAGCAGGCGATACGCGCCCTGCAGGGCCGCAGCCGCATCACGGTATCGCTGCAGTGAACGCCCTCAAGGGACTGACCGCCTACCTGCTCGAGCGCGAGCTGGTACCGGCTGAGCAGCTGGAGTCCTACAGCGAGCAGGTGGATCTGCACCTGGTGTGGGGCGAGACCGAGCGCGGCCTGCACCTGGGCGACATGCGCTATCGCGCCGTGTTCAACCTGGAGCGTTTCAACGGACATCCCGGGCGCCTGATGGCCCTGGTGGGCAGCTGGCTGGAAACCCACGATCCGGACCGACACCGGCATGACCTGCCGGCGCCGGCGTTCGCGATCGAGCCGCTGGACCTGGACAACAATCTGTTCGACGTGGAGCTGGTCCTGGACTTTGTCGAACCGCAGTACCTGGCCGAGGACGACGCCGGCGAGATCGAGGCCTTCGGCAGCACCTGGTCATTCATTCCGTTTGACCTGTGGCTTGCCGAACAGGGCGAGGTGATCCGCCGTGGCCAGTAGGGTTTTCTCCCAAGACGTGCGCGGCATGCTCAGCGTCCAGGACCAGCTGGCTCTGCTCAAGCTGCCGCCGCAGCTGCGCCGGCGCCTGCTCAACCGCGTTTCCAAGCGTGTGCGCACGCTGAGCAACAAGCGGATCCGCGCCCAGCAGAACCTGGACGGGACGCCGTTTGTGCCGCGCAAGCGCAAGGAACCCGGGCAGAAACGCATGGAGGCCGGCCTGGGCAAGCTCCTGCAGGTGACCCGCGTGGACCAGGACGAGGCCGTCCTGGGATGGCGCAACGGCCTCACCAGTTGGGTCGCGGCGCAGCAGCACCACGGGGCGTCCGAGCGCCGCACAGCGCGCCAGGTGCGCAAGTGGAACAAGGTCGAGCCCGGCGCCAAGTCCACGCCCAAGCAGGCCAAGCGCCTGCGCCGCCTGGGCTTCCGCGTGCGCCAGGAAGGCAAGAAGCGCCTCACCCGTCCACCCGTCGCCTGGATCCTCGAGCACGTCAGCTTCATGCAAGCCGGCCTGCTGATCCGCGTCCTGGACGAGGAGCAAGGCGAAACCACCGGTGCCGAGAGCTGGGAAATCAAGCTCCCGAAACGCCAGTTCCTGGGGGCAAGCGCCCAGGAGTCCAGCGCCCTGGTCGCCCAGGTCATGGAACAAATCATCCATTCACCACGCTAACGAGGCACCCCATGGCACTCGGCAAAGTCAGTACAAACAATCTCAACCGCGGCCAGGGCGCCGTGACCGAGATTGAGCGCTATTTCCTTTTCATCGGCCCCGCCGGCAAGAACGTCGGCAAGCTGCTGCCGCTCAACACCGACAGCGACCTGGACAGCGACCTCGGCGCTGCCGGCAGCGACCTGAAAACCCAGGTCATTGCGGCCCGAGCGAACGGCGGCGACCGCTGGGCCTGCCTGGCCGCGCCGATCGGCGCTGAGGGCGACTGGGCCACCGCCCTGGAGCTGGCCCAGCAGCAGGGCTTTTCGGTCGAGGCCGTGGTCATCACCAAGCCGGTGACCACCGGCGCCGAGCTGCTGGCGATGCACACCGCTGCCGAGCAGCTGAATGCGAAGTACGGGCGCCGGTCGTTCGTACTCGCCGCGTCCGCCGGCATCCTGCCGACCGCGACCTGGTCCGAATACCTGGTCGAGCAGAAGGCGATCACAGCCGGCATCGCCGCACCCCGGGTTGTCGTCGTGCCGCAGCTGCACGGCAATGACCTCGGCGTGCTGGCCGGGCGCCTGGCCAACGCGGCCTGGAGCATCGCCGACAGCCCTATGCGCGTGGCCAGCGGTCCGCTGCTGGGCCTGGGCGCGGTTCCCCAGGACAAGGAAAACGTCCCGCTGCCGTCTGCGATTCGCAGCGAGCTGGACAAGTCGCGCTTCTCCGTCTCCCAGACCTACCCGGACTACGAAGGCGTGTACTGGGGCGACGCCAACCTGCTGGACACCGCCGGCAGCGACTTCCAGGTGCTGGAGTACCTGCGCCTTGCCGACAAGGCTGCGCGCCAGGTCCGGCCTCTGCTGATCCGCCGCATCGGCGATCGTCGCCTGAACAGCAGCGCGACCAGCATGGCCACCAACACCATGGCCCTGATGGCGCCGCTGCGCCGCATGGCCAAGGCGGTGAAGTTCGCCGGCGAGGTCTTCCCGGGCGAGATCCAGACACCCAAGGACGGTGACCTGGTCATCGTTTGGAAGAGCCGCACACAGGTCGAGGTCTTCCTGCAGATCCGCCCGCACAACTGCCCCAAGGACATCACCGCGAATATCGCGCTGGACCTTTCCCAGGACGCCCAGGAGTAACCCCCCATGGCCAAAATCAGTGGCAAGAACTTCGATATCACCGTGGGCGACCTGATGATTCACGTCGAAACCGCGACGCTCGATATCACCGACAACAGCGCCGTGGCGCAGACCAAGGGCGTGCCAGACGGATGGGTCGAAGGCGACGTGGCCGCCAGCGGCGAGCTGGAGCTGGACACCACGAACTTCAACCTGGTGATCGAGGCCGCCGGCAAGGCCGGCAGCTTCCGCGAGCTGGAGGCCTTCGATCAGCTGTTCTATGCGAAGACCCCCACCGACGAGATCCGCGTGGAGGCCTTCGGCTGCAAGTTCAAGGTCTCCAGCCTGCTGAACATCGACGCCAAGGGCGGCGAGAAGTCGAAGCACAAGCTGCCATTCGATGTCACCAGCCCGGACTTCATCCGCATCAACGGCGTGCCGTACCTGGCCGCCCGCGAGACTGAGGGCCTGAGCTGATGGTCTGCCCTTTCGACCGCGCCCAGGCCCTGGAACAGCGTCAGCGTGACCAGGCGATCGCCGCTGCTCGAGGCAAAGGGCCGGCGACAGGGCCAAGCCTCACCCATTGCGACGATTGCGGCGACGAGATCCCGGAGGCGCGCCGCGCCCTGGGCGGCATGACCCGCTGCGTCCCGTGCCAATCCACTTTCGAGAAAAGGGGCCAGCGATGAGCACGAACCAGGCAGCGCAGGACACCGCGATCGCGCTGGCCAAGGCCTCGCCCGCGATCGGGGTCGCCGCCACCGGCGTGACCGGCGCCGTCGATTGGTCGGCGGTCGCCTACATGCTGACGGCGGTTTATATGGTGCTGCAGATCCTCCTGCTGGTCCCCAAATACCGCCAGATGTTGCGTGACTGGAGGATCAAGCCATGAGCCTGCGTAACAAGATCCTGACCGGGGCCGTCGCCCTGGTGCTGAGCAGCAGCACGCTGATGGCGTTCTTGGGCAAGTGGGAAGGCGAAGGGCAGAACGTCGTCTACGCCGACAAGCTTGCCCGGGGCCTGCCGACCGTCTGCATGGGGATCACTCACTACACCAGCCCATACCCAGTGATCGTGGGCGACTACTGGTCGCCGGAGCGCTGCGCCGAGGTGGAGCAACTGGTGGTCGAGAAGGGGCAACTGGCCCTGGCCGACTGCCTCACGAACGAGAGCATCACCCAGGACACGTTCGACGCACTGTCCAGCCACAGCCACAACGTCGGCGTGCCATCGACATGCGCAAGCCGCGCCCTGGTGTTGATCAACCTCGGGCGTATCAAGGAAGGCTGCCGGGCACTGGCCTGGGGCGCCGATGGGCGCCCCGTGTGGGCCTACGTCACCGATGCCAAGGGCCGCAAGGTGTTTGTACCCGGACTGCACGCCCGACGCCTCGAGGAGGCCGCCCTGTGCGCGGCCTGATCGCTCTGCTGGCCGTAGTCCTGGTCGCCGGCGTGGCCTGGCTTGAGTTCGCGTATGTGCTGGAGCAGCGCGACCACGCCCGATCGGAGCGCGACACAGCGCAAACGGAAGCTGCAGGCCTGCGCGAAGCGGCACACCTCACCGGGCAGCGCCTGGCGATCGCCGCCGCCAACGACGCCCAACACTTTCAGGAACTGACCGATGCACTCAAACACAACCAGGATCTGCGCCGCGCTGTTGATGATCGTGATCAGCGGCTGCTCGTCAAAGCCACCTGCCCCGCAGTGCGTACCGGCTCCGGTACCGGCGCCGCCGGCGTGGCTGATGCAGGCCCCGCCGAACTCGCAGCAGACGCTCGACCGGATTATTTCACCCTCCGGGATCAACTCGCCCTCAGCCAGAAAATGATTCTCGGCCTGCAGGGCCACATCCGCACCCTTTGCACGACCCCACCCACTACAGGAGCAATACCGCAATGACCGAACGCGCTGAAATCACTCTGGAAATCGGCGGCGAAGACTTTGACTTTGTCATGGATACCGCCCTGGTCACCAAGTACATCAACGGCCTGACCCAGGCGAACAAGGTCGCACCGTCCCACAACCTGCTGATGAACGCCGTGGTCCAGGACCAGAAAGCCAAGCTCAAGCCGCTGCTGTCGCACCCCACCACCGCGATGGAGATCGCCGGCGCCCTGGTTGAAGAGTTCTCGCCGAAAGTCGAGGTCGTCGTAAAAAAGCGCTCGAGCACGCTGAGCGCCTGACCGAGGACGGCCTGGGCCAGCTGCTGGCCCTGGGCGAACGCTGGCTACCCGGTGCCGCCCCGACGCCCGAGAACCTGGGCACAGCCAAATGGCTGGAGGACGAGCACTGGCGGCGGATGGAAATCGCCGTAGCCAACGGCATCGCACGAGCATTCAACGGAAGCTGACAACCCCATGAGCGCGAACAACGCATCCAGCCGCCTGGACTTCATCCTGTCGCTGACTGACAAGGTCACCGCGCCCCTGGCGAAGGTGACCAAAGGCTTCAGTGACCTGGCGGAGAAGGGCGAAGCCAACATCAAGCAGATCGGTACCGGCGTGGCGGGCCTGTGGGGCTCGCTGACCGGCATCGAGGGATCGCTGGCACCGGCGCTGGAGGTCAATCGCGCCCTGGGCGATGTTCGCTCGCTGGGCGTGGCCCAGGACGCCCTGGACGCGCTCAACGCCAAGTCCCTGGACTTTTCCGTTGCCTACGGCGAGAACGCCGCGTCGTTCGTCTCCTCGGCGTACAAAATCGAGGGCGCCATCAAAGGCCTGGCCGGCTCCCAGCTTGCCACCTTCACCAACACAAGCAACGTACTCGCCAAAGCCACCAAGTCCGACACGGGTGTGATGAGCGAGTACGTGGGCACGCTGTACAACCTGCAGAAACAGCAGGCCGACGCCATGGGCAAAAGCCAATGGGTCGAAAAGCTGGGCGGCCAGACCGCCCTGGCGGTCCAGCTGTTCAGGACCAGCGGCGAGCAGATGAAAGACGGCTTCAAGGAAGCGGGCGCGATCGCCACCGCCTCGGGCATCGACCTGGCCGAACAGATGGCAGTCCTGGGCAGCCTGTCCAGCACGATGGAGAGCGGCGACGCCGGCGGACGGTACAAGGCCTTTTTCGAGAACATCAGCAACGCCTCGGACAAGCTGGGGATCAAGTTCACCGACACCAACGGCAAGGTACTGCCGATGCTCGACATCCTGGCCAAGCTGCAAGGCAAGTTCGGGGATCTGCGCAACGCTGCCGCAAACAGCAAGCTGGTCGAGGCCTTCGGCGGCGAGGGCGCCCAGGTGATCGGCGCCCTGGCCCAGGACACCGACCGCCTCAAGAACGGCATTGACCAGCTCGGCAAGGTGCGGGGCTTGGAGCAGGCCGAGAAGATGGCCGCTGCCATGGTCGATCCCTGGCAGCAGCTCGGGGCGGCGGTCCAGTCGCTGCGCATCGCCTTCGGCCAGGCGCTGATCCCGATGCTGCAGCCACTGATGACGCGCCTGGTCGATATCGGCAAGACGCTGACCCGCTGGACCCAACTGTTCCCGAACATCACCCGGGTGATGGGGATCGCCACGCTGGCCACGCTGGCCATCACCGCCGCGATCAGCACGCTGAGCATCGTGGTGGGGCTGAGCAAGATGGCCATGCTGGGCCTGAACGTCGTCTGGACCCTGCTCACCTGGACCGGCTGGCGGAGCATCGCGATGTTCGTCGCCCATTCCATCCAGTGCGTGCTCCTGGTTGCCCGGGTGCTCGCCATGATCGCGGTCATCGGCCTGGCCAAGGGCGCCATGTTGCTGTGGCAGGGCGCTATCTGGCTGGTCAACGCCGCCATGATGGCCAACCCGGTGGGCCTGGTGATCGCGGGCATTGCCGCCTTGATCGCCCTGGTCGTGGCCGCTGTCGTGTACTGGGACGAGTGGACCAGCGCGCTGATGAACACCCAGGCGTTCCAGTGGGTCGCTGACCAGGTTCAGCAGCTGAGCAACTGGTTCGGCTCGATGGGCGGCTGGGGCGCCATGGCGCAGTCCGCATGGGACGGCATCGTGGCGATCTTTCAGAAGGCAATCAGCGGCCTGATCGACATGCTGAACAAGATCCCAGGCGTGAACATCGAGACCACTTTCGGCGATGTGCCCACGCCGCCCAACGTGCCGCAGATCCCGGGCCAGGCTGTGCCGATCGGCGTCACGCCCATGCCAGCGCCGGAACTGACGCTGCCTGAGCCCCGGGCACTGATGACTGTCCAGCCAGAGGCCCCGCTGATGGCCGCGCTGCCAACCGCAGCTGAGCCGCCGGCACCGGTGGCCAAGGTGCTCGAGCAGCAGCCCAAGACACTGCCAGGCGCAGCACTTGCGCCGGCGGCGAGCGCTCCGGCCGCAGCGCTGCCACCTGCAGTCGAACCGATCGCGCCGCTGCTCAAGCGCATGGAAGCCATGCCTGCAGCGCCGGTCCAGGTCGAGGTCACCGCGCCGATCGAGCAGGCCGAGCGTAGCCGCGAGCGCCTGGCACAGGCTGCGCCCAGCATCACCCCCGTTCGGCCCAATGCGGTGCCCCAGGGCGGGCTGATGAAGCAGATCCAGAACAACACACAGAGCCAGGACCGACGCATGCACGTTGAAAAGGTGGAGATCAACAACGGCAGCAAGCCAATGACCCCGCTGGAGCTGGAAAACATGATCGGCATGGCGGTGGGCTGATGAGCGAGTACATCGACCTTTTGATCCAGGACAACGACCTGGTCCTGGATCCCTCCCGCCAGCCGCTGCTGATCGAGGACCGGGCCAGCATCGCCCAGGACATCGCCCACATGATCCGCGAAAGCGGGCTGCTGGTGACCCTGGTGGCCGAGCGCAGCCGGCAACGCCAGGCCGATTGCATCCTGCAGCTGGAGCTGCTGGTAGAAGACGACGAACGCCTGGTACCGGGCACCGCCCGGGTCCTCGAGGACCGACCAGGCGTGTACCTGGTCACGGCCAAAACCCTGAAATTCGGCGATATCGAGGTGTTTCTGTGAGTGACGTAGATTTCCGCCGGGCGCTGAGCGATGCCGGCATTCCGACGACCGAGGCAGGCCTGCGCCAGGCCTGGGAGGCCGAGGTGGCCGCCCAGGGCAGCAAGCTGAGCAACACCAGCGCCTACAGCCCGTTCTGGCGGGTCGTGACCGCGCTGGTGACCAAGCCTGTCATGTGGCTGCTGACGTTCATGAGCGACACCGTCCTGCCCAACTTTTTCGTCAAGACAGCCAGCGGTGCCTGGCTGGACACCCTGGCGTGGGCAGTGAACACCGAGCGCAAGGGCGCAACCAAGGCCCAGGGCGTGCTGCTGTTCACGCGAGAGAACACCGCCGGCGAGCTGCAGATGCCCGCCGGCGTGATCGTGCAGTCCGCTGCGATCAACGGGCACGTCTACCAACTGGTGACGATAGAGGACGCGACGTTCCCGGACGGGCGCCTGCAGGTGTCGGTCAAAGTCAGCGCCCGCGAGGTCGGCAGCGGCTACAACCTCGCCCCGGGTTATTACGCGATCCTGCTCGAGCCGGTGCCGGGGATTGCCCAGGTGATCAACGCCGACGACTGGATGACTGCACCGGGTGCGGATCCTGAGCCCGACGACCAGTTGCGCCTTCGCGTCCGTAACCAGTTCAGCGCGGTGAACCAGTGGCACACCGACGCCGTGTATCGCGCCATGATCGCCGCGTTCCCGGGCGTGCGGCCTGATGGGATTTACTTCGAACACGGCGCGCCACGCGGTCCTGGCAGCGCGAACGCCTACGTGCTGTTCGACGCCGGCGTGCCGGCGGAATCGTTCCTGGAGCAGATCAACGCCCACATCCGCGACGGCGGGAACCATGGCCATGGTGACGACCTGGTCGTGTTCGTCATGCCGGAAACCCCGCACGCCATCAGCGTGACCGTGTGGCCTCGGCCAAACCTCACCGCGCTGCAAAGCCAAGCCCTGCAGGACAACATCGCGCTATTCATCCGCGCCGCGTTCCGCGAGAGCACCGCCAGCGACTACCGCCCGACCCTGACCTACCCACAGTCGCGCTTTTCATTGAGCCGCCTGGGCGAGGAGCTGCACCAGGTATTTCCCGAAATCGAGTCGCTGCGCTTCGCCGGCGAAGACATCGTGTCGCAGCTGGATATCCCCCGCATCGCAAGCCTGCAGGTGACGTTCGCATGATCCGCATGAAACTGCCGTTCTGGCTCGGCGGTGCCGAGCTGGCGAAGCTCACCGCAGCGGCGCAGTCCTGGTGGGAAAAGGTGAAGGGCTGGGTCCAGTGGCCGCTCCTGCAGGCCGACGCCGAGACCTGCCACCTGACCATCCTGGATCTAATGGCCTGGCAGCGGGACATCACCCGTTTCAGCAACGAGCCCGAGCGCCTGTATCGCCTGCGAGTGAAGTACGCCTTCATCAACGCGGTGGACGCGGGCAGCACGGCAGGCCTCAAGCGCATCTTGCGCCGCCTGGGCGTGGGCTACATCGAGATCGATGAGCGCATGCCCGATCGGGACTGGGACGTGGTGCTCCTGCGCCTTTCCGACTCGCAGTTGTCGGAAAACCCCGAGCTGCTGCGCGTCCTGGTGCAGCAGTACGGGCGCACGTGCCGCCGCTATGACTTCGTGTCGATCACCCCTGTGACGCTGCGCGTGCTCGCAGCCGACTTCAACGACGACCAGCAGACGCTGGTCGCCAGCCTGTAGGAGCCCGCCGTGGCCAGAATCACCCTCGCCGGCGAAAGCCTGATTGCCCAGAAGCAGGGGGCAAAGGAAGTCCTGCACATCACCCGCTTTATCTACGCCAACGTGCCCGGGCTGGATCCTGCAAAGCCGATCGATCGCGCTGCAGCGAAGCCGCCGGCGGCGCAGATCGTTCACACCTACGAAATCCCGGCAGAGAACAGCGGGTATGTGAACCCGAACCAGGTCGTCTACAGCTCGATGCTGGGCAGCGATATCGGGGACTTCGACTGGAACTGGCTTGGCCTTGAATCCGCTGAGGGCGTGCTGTTCGCCGTGGCCTATCTGCCCCTGCAGCAGAAGCGGCGCAACATCCCACCGGTGCAGATCGGCAACAACGTCACCCGTAACATCCTTGTGGAGTACAACGGCGCTCAGGAGCTGACCGGGATCTCGATCGATGCCAGCACCTGGCAGCATGATTTCACCGTGCGACTGGCCGGAATCGATGAGCGCGAGCGTCTGAGCAATCGTGATGTGTACGGGCGCGCCTGTTTCTTCAATGAAGCGCTGCAGGTGATCGGTACGCCCGCGACCGGGTATCAGGTCAAAGCGGGAACGGCGTACGTCGAGGGTATTCGGCTAGACGCCCAAGCAGCATCAATCATGCCGCCGGCACTGCCGACTACAGCCTGGCTGGACGTAGTCCTGGAACGACAACTGAGCGACGTGGTAGCCCGCTGGGCGGTGGTGTTCGGCGGCACGAACGCGTTCGGTGACTGGAAAGACGCGCTAGGGGTCAAGCACTACTGCGTGCCGCTGGCCGATCTCAGCGCTGCAGGTGTCGTCGATCGGCGCGGTGTGGAAGTGATCGATGGGCCGCTGGTCAAGCATTTTGCCTCTGCGCGATCGGTCGCAGAGGTCCGCCAGCGCGTATCCGACCTCGAGGATGGCACCACTCCAGCGGGCAAAGCCCACCGGTGGGCCTCGGCGCGCCGGGTGGCCTTCCTGGGCGATGCAACCGGCCAAGCCGACATCGACGGTTCGATTAACGTGGGTATTCGTCTGACCCTGGCCGATCTCGGCGTTACGCCGGGCGCCTGGGCGAAGCCCGTCGTGAACGCCAAAGGGCAAGTCATCGGTAGCGAGCTGCTGCTGCCGAGCGATATCCCTGCACTCGACTGGAGCAAGATCAACAGCGGCAAGCCCACCACGCTGGCCGGCTACGGCATCACCGATGCACTGCACACCGGCTATTCGGATCAGGTGCCCCGCTTCTACTCGCCAGTTCCTGGCTCGACCTATCAAACGCCAGCGTTGGAGATCCGGGAAGCAGGGTTAATCGGGGACGCCAGCGGGGCGTTCGAGTACGCTCCCCGCCTCGGTTTTCATTGGGGAACGGTCACCGCTGGAACCTTGGCCATGACTTCCAACGGGATACTGTGTTGGAACGGCAACGTGATATGGAACGAAGACAACTTCAATCCCAACAGTAAGGCCAACAAAGCAACAACCTTGGCAGGGTATGGCATCACCGACGCGATACGGCGGGGCGAGGTGGGGCTGGGGTCCAGCACCGCCCCGGTGAGTCCGATCGACTCCCCCGGTTTGCCGGGTGGTTTCCATGCCTTCACTGATGGCCCCACCTCGCTTGTGAACTACTGCAGCGTGCTCGTAATGCCGTACGCAGCCGGTACGTATTCCGCTCAATTGGCTTTCCAGCAAGGCGGCCCGAATGTGCGGATGCTTGCGCGTTCCACAAAGAATGACGGCAGCTGGACCCCCACCGTCGAGCTGTTCCACACAGGCAACCTGAACCCTGAAGTGATCCTGCCGGTGGGCAGCCTGGTCACCTCGTTCAGCAGAACCGCGCCGCCCGGATGCCTGCGGACCAATGGCGCGGCAGTCAGTAGAACGACCTTTTCCCGCCTCTTTGCCCAGATCGGCACCCTGTTCGGGGCTGGTGACGGCGTGAATACCTTCAACTTGCCCGACACACGGGGCTTGTTCATTCGCGACATGGATGATGGCCGTGGGTTCGACGTAGGGCGGGTGCAAAGCACCTTGCAGTACAGCCAGAACCAGAGCCACAACCACTACGCCGTCACGGGCGAAAACGGTTGGCACTACCACCCGGGGTCGTCGGTATCCATCGGTGAGTCAGGCACTCACCCTCATACCCTTCGCATGGGTAGCAACGACGTAGCGGGCATCTACCCGGATTTGGTCGCCCCCGGTGGTGGACCAGTGCGTTCCATCCAAGCCGTAGATCCAGGCGGAAATCACGTCCACAGCGCGTCTTTGGTCATGCTGGGGGACGGCGTTCATGCCCACACCGTCACCGTCGATCCGTCAGGCGGCAACGAATCCAGGCCTGTGAACATGGCCCTGTACACCTACATCAAGTATTGAGGCATCCATGACAAAGACGAAAACCGTCTATCAGACCTCCCCGATGGGCCTGTTCACCGGTATTACCGAAGCCGAAGAGTCGCCGCTGGAGCCTGGCGTGTTCCTTATCCCCGGCGGGTGCGTGGAGACTCCTCCACCGCTCATTCCTGATAACAAGGCGGCTCTCTGGGATGGCAAGCAGTGGCAGCTGGTGGACTACTTCAAAGGTCTGGTCGTGTACAGCATCACCACCGGCGAGCCGCTGACGCTGGACGGCATGGGCCCGATCCCGTCCGGCTACACGATGAAGAAGCCAGCACCAGACCAGGTCTGGAAAAATGGCGAGTGGGTAGACGATACGAACGCCATCCTGGCGAAGCTGTACCAGCAGAAGCTGACAGAGGTGAATGGCGGCTGCAGCCAGTACATCGAGGCGGGGTTTAGCTCCAGCGCCCTGGGCGAGGCCTTCCGCTACAGCAGCGCCCTGGAGGACCAGGTAAACCTGACCGGCCTGATGTTCAGTGGTCTGGACGGCGCCTATCCGTGCACCGGCCCGGATGGCGTCCGCGCTTTCCGGGACCACACCCGCGAGCAGTTGCTGCAGGTGAACAAGGACCTGGTGCTGTTCAAGCAGGCCGCGCTGCAGCACGCCGATCAGTTGAAGCGTGACCTGGCCAAGGCACTGCAGGACAAGAAGCTCAAAGCGATGCGCGCCATCACCTGGACGGCGCCGGCATGACCTGGTCGCCGGTCACAATGCGCTGGCCCACCGAATCCACCAGGTGGATGGACCAGCTGAGCGGCGCCAAGGCGCTGGCCGATCGCGAGCTGGCCAGCACCGGCACGCGCCTGGCCGACCTCGAGGCGGTGACCACCACCAACCCGGGGCCAGTCGGTGCAGCAGCCAAGGGGCCGAGCGAGGCCGGACGCCAGACCATGGCCGAGCAGCTGAGCGAGCCGCCGGCGTGCCTGGTCGTGACACCGTTCCAATCCGGTATAGGCCAGGGGCGCGGGCACCAACGCTTTCTGTCAGCACCGAACCTCCTGCAGGCGCTGGCCAACAAACTCACCGACGCCACCGACGCGGCCCGGCCCCAGGGCGAGCAGCACGCCCTGTGCATACTGTTCCTGGCCACCCGCTACGACCAGTTGGCCGCAAGTCTGGGCCGCTTCAATGCACTGATGCCGGTCCCGGAGCTGGTCCGAGCGGAGCGCCGCGCCGATCACCTGGCCAAGCTCGAGGCGGAAAAATGGCAGATCCCCCAGTCCGGCCCGCTCCCACGCTGGCAGCCGCTGCCCTTGGAGCGCTGCACCGTCATCAAGGCTGCCCAGCAGTCCATGGCGGGCCAGTTGGCCGTCCTGGAGAGCTACGCGGCGGACAGCTCACCCATGGCAGATCTGAGCGCGCTGGCCAGCCGCAAGGCCGAGCAGCAGCGCAACCGTGACAAGCAACTGCAGGATCTGCAGGAGTCGCTGCAGGATCGCCAGCCGGACACCGCCACGCGGGCCAGGACGATCGGGCCGGGCAGCAACGCCGAGTTGCGCCGCCTGCTGCTCGAGCACGACGCCCCGGGGCACGAGTGGGTCATCTGCGCCGGCGTAATCATGGTGGGCTCACAGAAGGGCCTGAGCTTCGTGCGCGAACTGGTGGGCCTATGACACTGCTCCTGCTCGACGGTACCGCGATCCAGGGCAAAGGCCTGAAAGTGACCGCAAACCTGCGCATCGAGGCGGACGACCTGTCCGGGCAAACCAGCAACACAGAGACGGCGCACAAGGGCTTCAAGCCCAAGACGCTCACCGTGACGCTGAACATCCCGTACAAGAACGCCGCCTGGCTGCGCGATCTGATGCGCGTGGCCGAGGCCACCGAGGGCGGTGGCCAGCTCAAGACGTACCGCGTCGTGAACGACACCGCTGCAGCCTTCGGCATGCGCCAAGTGCAGTTCGCCGAGGGCGTGAGCGCCCGCGAAGACGACATCCTTGCCATGTGGCGCATCCAGTTCGGGCTGACGGAGAAGAAGTCGAACCCGGAGAAGGTCGAGAAGCGCAGCGCCAAGGGCACCGTCACCGCTCAATCCGGTACCGGATCCGCCGTGGGCGGTGCTGGTGGCGGCGGCGGGGACGATGGCCAGAAGCAGGAGCTGACGGGCTTCGAGGCGACCCTGAAAAAGGTGGATGACTGGCTTGGGGGTGGCAAATGAAGCTGCACCAGGTACTGAGCGTGGCCGGGGTCGGATATGACCTGGTCAAGGCAGACGTACGCCTCGAGCTGCGAAACCCGGGCCGGGCGACCTTCACGGTCCAGGCCGACCAGCCGTTGAAAGGTCTGGTGGCCTTCGACCTGGGCTACAACGACAAGCCACTGCAGCGGCATTTCCAGGGCTTCGTCGAACGGAGTACTGCAGCGAACTCGAAACAGCAGGTGCTGTTCTGCCGCGAGCTCGCCGCGATCCTGGCCAAGCCGATGCCGATGAACCTGCGCCATGTGGATCTGCGCGCCGTGCTCGAGGAGGCCAGCCGCCAAACGGGGTTGCGCTTCCGCGTCCCCGATCGGCCCTACGCCTCAAGCCGGGCGCCGTACTTCTACAGCCTGGCGGCGGGCTACCAGGCGATGGAAAGCCTGGCCCAGGTCTACGACATTCCCGACTTCATGTGGCAGCAGCAGGGCGACGGCGAGGTGTACGTGGGCAGTTGGGCCGACAGTTATTTCGGCGTGCGTCCTGCGCTGCAGCTGCCCGTCGAGCTGTTCGACAGCTATCAGGGCAACCAGAGCGCCATGATCGCGGCCCTTCCCGGGCTGCGTCCTGGTGCAACGATCAACCAGGGCGAGCGCGTCACCCACGTGGCCCTCGCCGGCAACCAGATGGCCATTCGATGGAAGACGCAATCCGCCGCGCTGTAGAGCGCCAATTCCCCGAGATCACCGGGGGTTATCACCTGCCGCGCTTCGGGCGCGTCGTCGCGGTACCGGACGCGCCGGCGGCGCCCGGGCTGTGCGACGACTTCCGCCCGCGCTTCGGCGTGGATGTCCAAGTACTGCTGCCAGACGGCGAGCCAGATCCCGCGCTGCCGGTGTTCACCAGTCTGCCGCTGCCAGCGCCGATGGGCGGCCAAGAGGCCGGCATGTTCGGCTTCCCCGAGGAGGGCACGACCGTGGTCGTGTCGTTCGCCTACGGCCTGCCGCACAAGCCGTTTATCCAGCAGATCCTGCCGCACGGGCTGAGCCTGCCCCGCGTGCCGAAAGGCGACCAGGTCTGGCAGCACAGCGAGGCCTGCCAGCAGCGCGTGGACGCGGACGGAAACTGGCTGCGCCAGACGGACGGAAAGATCCAGGACAGCGCGATCGAGCGCGAGGTGGATGCCCTGAGCAACACCGAGCGCTATCAGAGCCACACCAGCGCCGTGGACGACCATTCGACGGAGACGATCGGGGGCATCAAGAAGATTGAGGCCCTGGGTGCGCTCAAGATGCTGTCGGGCGGATCCGCCAGCCTTGCGGCGCTTGACGACCTACATCAAGCAACTGGCCGCGACCTGAATCTGGTCGTGGGACAGAAGCTCAATGCTACGATCGGCGGTGACTACCTGGAGCAGATCCAGGGCCTACGCCGGACTATAGTCAGTGTGAGTCAGCGCCTTCAGGCGCCGAAAACATGGCTGGGATCGGAAGGGCTCAACGTCCTACAGGTCCTGTGCAACCTGCTTGACATCGTAGAGCAGATGAACCTGGAACTTGCCGGACACGCGCATGGCCCAAGCCCTGTCCCCAATAATGCGCCGGCTTTCACAAGCGCCGCCATAGTTAGCCGAACCTTAGCTAGTTCGCTCAAGCAAATAACTTTATGAATCATGAGTCTAGCCCAGCACGTCGCAACGCAATGAATAGTAATCACCGGAGTTGCTCCGAACGGCCTCGCAACCGTTTAAACCTCATCATCCACGAGGTCCGATTTATCTCCGAATAACTCCTTCATGGTGCGGTCTGAGAGCATATCTACTTTACTCCGCACCAAGTACTCTTGCTCCGCACACGTAAGAACGGTGACAATAGTAAACACCGATAAAAACAAACCTAGCTTAGGATTACTTTCAAGCATATCAACTAGAACCTTCTGTTTATCTATCCCCTTTTGCCAAGCGATAGCCGACTTCCATGACTTCCTTTGTTGAGCATCCAGCCCGGAATACCATTCTCCCAGGTCAAAATTAATATTTTCTACACGATGAACAAGGCTATTCCTTAACTCTGAAAACCGTCGTATGAACGTAAACTGACCTTTTGTAATAACACCAAGATCGAGTGCAATTTTACCTTTCCCAGTTTGATTATCCGACAGCGGTAGCCGCTCGATTACAGAACGCAGAACTTGCTGCTCCATATGCGCCAAGATGACTTGCGTGATTGTTGCCTCAATGGCGGCATGCAACTTTATTATCATCGCCCAGTCGCTATCCTTTAAAAAATCAAGCAACTGCGCGGAGACATTTTTTAGCGCAACGCGTAGCCCTTTCTTCAGTTCAGCAGTTAACTGCTCAGCATCATCCTTGTACAGATACAT